CGATTGGCGTAAGTTAACACCACTTGAATGTGAGCGATTGCAAACAGTTGATGATAACTACACCGAAGGCGTAAGCAATTCACAAAGATATAAAATGATTGGCAATGGTTGGACTGTTGACGTTATTAAACATATCTTTGAAGGGCTTGACCCAATTTATAAAGAGAATGAGTTTACACAAAAACTTTATAACATGGGAGTTGCCCTATGAATGAATTTCAAAAACGCTTAGTAAAAAATAATAATGGCAAACGTGGTGGTTATATTTTTTATGGTGTGCCTAATGATGATGAGGGACAGTTGTTTATGTCCCTTTTTAAAAAATACTTAAATAAAGATTTCTCCTATACAAGAAGGTATAGGGGAAAAGGTTCTTGGTCTCATTCTATATCTAAAGAAGACGCTGACAGTTTTGTCATCTATATGGATATTAAAGAGGACAAGAAATTGCAAAATGAAAACATCGAACTAAAACGAAAGTTTTGGAAAATTGAAGATGTTTTAAAATATACTACGGAAGGAAAACTATGAGTGTATATATTGATACTTATAAAATTAAACTTTTTGACCATGAGTGGAACGAAAAGAAAAAAAAATCTGAAATAGTTCAATGTGGTGAAGTTAATTCTTCTAATTCTATACATTGGAAAAAATTAGAAAGTATTATTGAAGGCTTAGAAGAAGGTCATCATTTACATAATGTAAAAGTGACTGTTGAATTATCTGAGCATGAGCAATAAAGACGATAGATTAAGTGATTGCCTAGTCGAATATAAAAAGGCTAGGCAATTGCAATATGACCATGAATGGTATGGTAATGAGATTGAAGCTGAGAATTTTAAATCAATTGCAGATAATCTTAAAGAATTACTAGATAGGGGCGAAACAATAATCCCTAATTTTTAGGGGGTACTGAGGGTCGACTGGCCCTCTTAAACCCTCTGTATGCTCAATTATGAGACTTTTTTTTAGGGGCGAGGGGCGAAATAATGACCTTTTCCTGGAATTAACCCATTTTTACATATTTACGAGGGGCGTAAATTATTATACATTTAATCAAATTGAAAGGTGGTGAATTTTATGTCAAATAAACGGATATAGTCAAATTTCTAGGGGCGATTGAAGAGTTCAGGAAATTTGACGCAGATATACAAAGTCAGACTATAGCAGTATTCTTATATGTTGCAGTACATGGGGGCGAGATACCTATGTCTGAAATAGCAGAGAAGTTAGCTATGGCACAAAGTAGCGTAAGTAGAAATGTATCGTTACTTTCCAAATGGTCTTGGCAAAGAAAAGAAGGACTTAACTTTTTAATTGCTAATGAAGACCCTATGGAAAGAAGAAGAAAATTAGTATCACTTACAAACCGAGGAAG